CCTTGTCCAAATGGTTTCATATTTGCTCCATCATTTGTAAGCTGTATAACAAGTTGACTTGCATTCCATCTATCAAACGCTATACACTCTATTTTATATTTTGTTGTTAACTCAATTACTTTAGCTTTTATAAAGTCGTAGTCAGTAACATTGCCATCTGTCATAATTATATCTCCATCCTGCGCCCATTGAACATAAGGCACTCCATCGGATAAAGATCTTTCCCTTACATTATCCTCTGGACAAAAGAAATAGGATTTGATATGTGGTTTATCAAGTCCTTGTTGCACAGGGAAACAAAGCACTAAGGCCGCAATGTCACGAGTGGAGGCAAGGTCTAAGCCTGCAAAGCATTTTTTATTATAAAGAATATCATCATCTACTTTTAACCTTGTTTGTTCAATATAACTATTAGATATCCAAACGCTGGAGGTAGTTGTCCATACATTTAGATTCTTAGTCATAAATTGTATCTGTTTAGCTGCTCCTTCGTTCAATGCCTTTTGGAATTGGTCATCCATGTAACTGATGTAAGGAGTAACACCAAGATTAGGATTGGATTTTGTCCAATTCTTTTTATCCTGCCAATCGTCACCTTCATCAAGGCAAAAGAGCAGAGGGAAAACGCTATTATCTACTTTCCTATTTTCTAAAATGTCAACCATTACTTTCCGGAACATATAGCAAGGTGATTCACGATTAAAGCCAGCAGTAGTAGTAATTAGGAGCAATGGCTGTGAACGTGATCCCATACCAGTCTCCATTACCTCTAAAACGTCACTTGTTTTATGTGAATGATATTCATCTATTCCTGCATAGTGAGGATTTAAACCATCCAGTGTATCTGCCTCCGATGCAACTGCCTCAAATTTGGAATTAGTGGATGGCACATTGCAGTTATACTTTAAAACATTAACTAACTTGTTAAATGTGCGTGAATCTGCCTTTAGTGATTTAAGCATCACCTTTGCCGTATCAAATGCTATCCTTGCCTGATCTCTCGTAGTCGCAGCTGTGTACACCTCCGCTCCCGTTTCATTGTCACAGAGAAAACAGTACACAGCAATAGCAGCAGCTAACTCTGTTTTGCCGTTTTTCCTTGCTATTTCAAGGTATGCCTTGCGGAAGCGTCTGCCTCCATCTTTTCTCTGCCACCCAAACAGTACCTTTATGAAAAACTCCTGGAAAGGTTGAATATTAAACCTTTGACCAGCAAATTCTCCTTTAGTATGCCGGAGGGCAGAGATAAAGTTAAATGCCCGGTTAGCGTATGCCTCGGAGTAGGTGTATTCCCAGTCTTTATTTTTTAAATCATTCAGATGCCGTTCAACTGTTAACCTTGCGTAATTGCCTAACAATAACTTCCCCGAAACAACATCCTCAATAAATTTCATTTATCTTTTTTACTTTTTACAGTCAATCCAAAAATACTATTTAGCAAAACTGCAAAAGCCATTAAGCCCCATGCCTCAACATAGTCAATGTATGGCAGATTAAAAATATTAGGGATCAACCAATTCCACATTATATACACCGGCACAGAGATAAGTGCCAGAGCAGTAGCAGAGGCAAGAATGGAGATGGCAATTTCTTTAACTTGTTCCATTATTAGTTCATTTTAAGTAGTTTGGCAATTTCATCCTCCTCATCACCGCTTCCATCCTGGAAATACTCTAAAGTTAGCCTTGACTTTGGATCTAAGCCTAAAGTCTTGCTTAATTCGAGAAATAACTCAAAACCTTGCTTAAATGCAGTCCATTCGGCACTTACCTGCCTTGCACCGTTAGGATGCACCATAACTGCACCATCTTTGCTCAATATCTCGGCATTGTGCAATAAATGACCTATTGCCCGTGCTGCGATTGAAAGGTAAATCTCGTCAACTTGCTTTCCAGCCTTGTGGAGGTGTAGGTGTTCACGGATTCTGTTGTAGATTCTTTGCTCACCTGCGTCAAGGTTGAACATAGGCTCACCGATTTCACCGGGAGTAAATGTTTTAACTCTGGATTTCTCCAAGGTGCCCTGGAGTAGTTTTGTTTTTATGCTCTTTTGTGCCATGTTATCAATGTTTTATGTCTGTGATGTAAACCCCCCTTTTAGGTCTGCGTTGATGTGCTCTGTTCTGCACAGTACGATGTTTTGGTATTTCGCTAAGTTTCTTCCCCTGCCCCGTCACTCTCGCTCCTCGCCTTGTCCTCTGCCCTCTTCCTCACCTTGTCCGCTAACCATGCCACCACCTGTGCCTTGTCCGCAGGTATATACTTGCCATCCACATCCATGTGTATGTTTACTGGTGCTATGTTACCCTTCTCATTGACTGACTTAGTATCATGGCATGACTTACACAATGCTAATAGATTGTTTAGATTGTACATCGAACCATTACGAGTGATAGGTATCATGTGATCCACACATCCCTTATAATCACCTGGTGTTATGTCAGTCATTATACCTAACACTATACAGCATTCACATAAAGGATTAGCACGTCTGTATGCCTTGCTCATCTTATGCCATGCGTTATTGTAGCTGCCTTGTTCACCGCTTGGTGTGCGCTGCATTTTAGCCTTGTGTATTGTACTACCTATTCCCTTGCTTATGTATGGCATCTATATCCCTTTTAATATCTCCCATCGCTTCTTGTTTAGTAAGTCTATGTGCAACACTTCTTTAACATAACTCCTTCCTGCCTTAACGCTTGCTACCTTATCAATGTTGCCATTAACTATATTGGTAACTAAGTCTAAAAACTGTGCAGGATTATCGTAATGTATAACAGAAAGTAACCTCTGTATTCATTTCTATCATCTGATTTATTTCAGCCTTGATAGTATGTAAGTCTGCAAAATGTGTACTTCCTCCTCTCCATACAAATCTTGTAGGTTTGTGCCTATACTTTACTTCAAACATTGGTAAGTCAGTAGGATTCCAACCATTAGGTATGACAAACATAGGAATCTTTCCCTGGCACATTGGAAAGTAAAGGTCATATAGCTTTTTAGTAGATACTATGACTGCATCAGCAAATAGAAAAGTATCTTGTATTTGTTTTTGTACTTGTGGATTAGCAAAATAATGATTAGCAGGATTATCTTCCGGAACATCCAGCAAATGATCATCAAAATCAATTATTACCTTCTTTCCCATCCTCTTTGCATCTGCCATTATTCCCAGCGATGCCGTTGAGTTAGGCCGTTGTATCAATACAATGTCAGTGTTATAAATGTCATGCCACTGCGCTCTCTCTTGTGGGCAGATAGTATGCTCAAATTTCTTCTGCAATGCTAACCTTGTAAATGGGCCTATTGAACGATAGTAATCAGTTGCCTGACTTTTAGATGATGTAAATGTAGTTAACTTCATTTCTTGTAGTTATCTAAAATGTGTTCAATAGTCTTTTCAAGAGATACTCGCTTTCTTGTTTTATACGATATATCAATTTGAATCTTTAGTAGTTTTTCGTGAATCTCATCAGTTAACAAAACACCTTTCTTTTTAGCCAACATAATTTTTTCCATATTTATTTGTTTTAATGTTGCAAATGCGTTGGTGATACTACTGTATGTTCATTTAGTGTTGCTCACACTGAAAAAGTATATGGGCCTAATCCATCTGAAAAAACAGTGTGGGTTAGCTGTAATGTCTGGGGAGAAAGAGGAGAGAAGCTAAAACCATTTATTACTAAAGGCACTTACATAGTAGTAGAAGGTAGTGGTGGTGTAAATGCCTACACGCAAAAAAATGGAGAAGCAGCTGCCATTATTAACTGCCGTGTAACTTCCCTTGAATTTGGAGGAAAGCCCACCGGAGAACCAACTCCTCTTACCACCATGCCGCCAGTTGGCAAGGTTGACATGGATGGTGATCTGCCATTTTAATTAATCAGTAAACAAATCAGTATGAACAAACAAACAAAAGTAAAAGGCTATCTGCTTTTACTCCTCGTTATCTCCTCCCTCTTTATATCCCTTGTCGGCCATGGCTACACAGCTAACAAGATTGCAGCTCCTAATCCTGCAAAGGAATATCCACAGGATAATCTAATGGTAATTGATATGAAGAATCTGCCAGGCACACAGATTAAGAGCATGGTAAAGGATGAACTACAACAGTTTTTAGAAGAACAAGGCTTTAGGAGATTAAAAAACAAAAGTCTGGTAGATTTAAGAAGGATTTGGTTAGGCTTTATGTATGAAGATTTCTTTTACACCATGCACAAAAAGACTGATCTGCCAATCTCCGTTATCTATGCTTTTTTTATTATTGAGGCTACCAATGCCGGAATAGAAAGTAAGTTAATGGCGAAAGCCTTGAATCCTGGAGGAATAAAATACAGAGGCACCGGTAAGAAGGTAAAGGCTATGGATGATTGCTATAAGAAAGGTAAAAAGATACCTTGCGCCTTCCAGGCAT